CTGTAAATCTGTCGCCTTATGGCATACGGGGTTCGATTCCCTGGACACCCACCAATATTGCCCCGGTGACGGAATTGGTATACGTGTTGGTCTTAGAAGCCAAATTTTGAGAGTTCGAGTCTCTCCTGGGGCACCAAGTTTCACGGTCTCAAAGTGTTCATGGACGCACGTATGCCTGTCACGCATAAAGAAGGGGATCGTTACCCCTTGGGACCGCCATTTATTCCCTAATAGCTCAGTTGGTAGAGCAGCAGACTGTTAATCTGTTGGTCCGTGGTTCGAGTCCACGTTGGGGAGCCATTTTTACCTGATCGGACAAAAGGATGCAAATGAAAAAACTAGCAATTTTTGTTTCACACCCACATTGTTCAGTGCAATCCGCTAATGGCATCATAGAAGCGTTAAAGAAAAACTACGCCTTTAAAATTTTCTCGAAGCATGGGGTTGAAGAGCCGTTTTTTAACGATGTGGATGGAGTAATATTTCCAGGAGGTATAGGACAAGCCAACTCATACCATTCCCTTCTTTCGAAGAATGAACACGCCGTTAAACAACACGTATCCTCCGGCGGCAAGTACATAGGTATTTGTATGGGAGGATACTGGGCAGGTTCTAACTACTTCAATCTACTACAGGGATGTGATGCGGTGCAATACATTAAAAGGGCCAACGCGGACACGAAAAGGCCTCATGCAAAAAACTTAGATGTCCTGTGGCAAGACAAAAAAGAAAAAATGTTTTTCTATGATGGATTTTCAGTGACGCCAGGTGATTATACTGTGTACGCTTCTTATGCAAACGGTGATCCGATGGCAGTCATACAAAACAATGTGGGCATTATTGGCTGTCATCCAGAGGCTACTGAGTATTGGTATGATAGTTACTCATGGATGCGAGGCAAGTTTGTCAATAAACAGCATCTACTACTAGAATTTGTCGATACTCTGTTTAACAGTTAATAGTTTCGCCAGGTCAGCGGCGTATAGTAGGACAAATAGCTGACCACATATTTGGGCTGTTAGTTAAATGGGATAACGGTAGCTTTGCAAGCTTCAGTTGGGAGTTCGATTCTCCCACGGTCCACCAAATTTGGTTCAATGACGTAGACGGATGCGTACCGGTTTCATAAGCCGAGGAGATTGGATCGTTACCAATTTGAACCACCATTTCGGTCTTTGGTGAAACGAATATCACGTAGGGCTACGGACCCTAAGTTAGGGGTTTGATTCCTCTAGGACCGGCCAACACCCTTGTAGCTCAGAGGAAGAGCATCGTCTTGATAAGGCGGAGGTCGACATTTCGAAATTGTCCAAGGGTACCAAATTCTCTCGGTGGTGTAATGGCAGCACAGCAGTCTCCAAAACTGTTAGTTGCGGTTCGAGTCCGTGCCGGGAGGCCAAATACATAATAACAAAGGTGTTAATATGAGAAAATTAAACATTGACGAAGTAAAGTCTTATATAAGAGAACAGAGCCCAGAAACTAAGATTTATCTCGGTGCGGACTCTGAACGATTTAATATCGGTAATGCATGGTACGCAGACTACACTTTGGCAGTTGTTGTTCATATTGACGGCCGCCATGGTTGCAAAATCTTTGGTGAAGTGGTGCGTGAACGTGATTATGACCAAAGAAAAGATAAACCATCAATGAGATTGATGAATGAAGTTTATAAAGTTGCAGACTTATTTCATGAATTGTCCGATGTATTAGAAGATAGACATGTGGAAGTTCACCTAGATATTAATCCAGATGAACACTATGGTTCTTCTTGTGTGGTTCAACAAGCGATTGGTTATATCAAAGGTACATGTAATGTTGTACCAATGGTTAAACCAAAAGCATTTGCTGCTTCATATGCGGCAGATAGATTGAAACATGTTTTAGCAATGGCTGCTTAATATGGTGTCTATGGTGTAGTGGAAGCATCACTCTCTGTGAAAGAGTAGGTACGAGGTCGATACTCGTTAGACACCCCAAATGAGGAATAACTATGAAACCTTTTAGTAATAATGTAATCGTAAAACGATCTGAAAAAATTCTGACGACAGCTTCAGGTATTCTATTGCAGAGAACCGATGAAGCTGATTATGCAGATATCGTTTCAATTGGACCTGATGTTGTTGATGTTGCAGTCAACGATAAAGTTCTGTTAGATTGGAACAAAGCAATAAAGATTGACAAAGAAAATTATAAAATTTCTGTTGACAATATTATCGCTGTTGTAGAATAATACTTAATGCCTCCTTAGTTTAATGGTAGAACTCCGTCTTTACACGGCGGTTACGGCAGTTCGATTCTGTCAGGAGGCACCAATTGCTCTCATAGTATAAAGGCATTACACATCCTTGGTAAGGCTGAGACACAGGATCGTTACCTGTTGAGAGCACCAATGCCGCTATGGTGAAGGTGGTCCTCACGCTGGTCTGAAGAACCAGAGAACCTAGTTCGATTCTTAGGTGGCGGCACCAAACATACTGGCGTTAGTATAATGGATAATACAGTAGCCTTCTAAGCTATCAATAGAGGTTCGATTCCTCTACGCCGGACCAAAATGCGACTATGGTGAAATAGGTAGACACAGGAGACTTAAAATCTCCCGCTTCGGCGTGCTGGTTCGAATCCTGCTAGTCGCACCAAATATACCAAAGTGTCTCTTGACATTGAAGAAGATACACTATATAATACAAGAATTGCGGGGTTAGTTTAATGGTAAAACGAAAGCCTTCCAAGCTCTAGTTATCAGTTCGATTCTGATACTCCGCTCCAAATAAGCTCCTGAAGCATTGCTGGCGATGCGCCGGATTTGTAACCCGGAGATAATCTGTTCGATTCAGATCGGGAGCACCAGAATTTGCGGGATTAGTTTATTGGTAAAACGAAACCTTGCCAAGGTTTAGTGATCAGTTCGATTCTGATATCCCGCTCCAAGATTTCTCCGTATGGCGTAACCAGGTAGCGTCCGTGATTTGGGGTCATGTGGTCCAGGTTCGAATCCTGGTACGGAGACCAGAACGTGCCGACTAATCAACGGCTAGTGTGACCCGCACGATGAGAAGTGGCATGATAACCACGGGTGGTAGTCTTTAAACCGGAAGGCCGCTGGCAATGCGTTAACGGGACCCGTCGAGAAGTGGGTGGAAGCCGCGTGTGATGCAAAAAATGGTAGGTGTAGATTAAGTTCTACTCTAAGCCCATTGAGTTGATGCGGTATAATTACCACCGGGGTCCGTCAGAGCATTTTATTTCGCGGGGTACGTCAGAGGCAGACTACCAGGCTCATAACCTGGAAGACGGAGGTTCGAGTCCTCCTCCCGCAACCAAACTACTTTAAATTTTCTTCTCTACAAGACCTCTCACGGTATAACCTACCTTCAGGGGTCTGTATTTCTTTCCATTCTGTACACACAACTTGTTTCTCTACCACAACTGGAACAGGTTGTTGAGACTCTATAATTTTATAAACAACTGCGCCACCAATGATAGTTGGAATTACCCAACCAATTCCTGGTTTCCATACGTGATGTGGATGATGAGGATGGTGTCTGTATGGTTGTGCAAAAGCAGTTATTGAAATCGTTGCAAGTAAAAGAACCAAAAACTTTTTCATAATAACTCCTTACTTACTTGTGGCACGGTATGTTCCGTCCCAGTTGGATGGTTTACCTTCTTTTAATCGTTCAATCATATTCTCGTAATAGTGAGACAAATCAGATCCGTCTTTAATTGCCTTCTCGGCAATCTCAATAGCCTTATCCCAGTCCCCATTATAATATGAATCTAAGAACTGTTCTTGTGTAATGGCTTGGCCTAATGTATAAATCTTCACGCCTTCCTTCTTTCCTTTAACTGCAATACAATCCAACTCCACGACAGGATACTCATCTTTGACTTGTTCTGCTGTGACTGGTCCAAGAACAATCTTGACGCCATATGGTTTACTCTGGCCCTCTAAACGTGACGCGAGGTTAACATGATCGCCAAGGCATGTATAATCAAAACGCTGAGAAGAACCCATATTACCAACAACGACAACACCCGTATTAATACCCAGTCCCATTCCGAAAGCGGGAACTCCTTCAGCAGCAATTTCTTTATTGAAAGCATCTAAACTGTCCATCATTTCTATTGCTGTTTTTACCGCCATCTTTGCATGATTGGGTTCGTCGAGGGGTGCATTCCAGAATGCCATCTGTGCATCACCGATATATTTATCTAAAGTTCCGTTATTTTCAATAATCTTTGCAGTCATGGCCGTCATATAACGGTTCATGATTTTCGTTAAACCTTGTACGTCTTTTCCATAGTGTTCAGAGATGGTAGTAAAACCGCGAACATCGGTAAACATAATGGAGAGTTCACGGGATTCACCGCCAAGTCGGAGTAACTCAGGATTTCTTTGTAACTTTTCAACCAAGGCTGGAGATAGATATGTTCCGAATTGTTTCTTGATTTGGAGCTTCTGGCGCAACTCGACAAGGAACTTGACAACGTATCCGTGGAAGCTAACAAGCCCAATGGCAAGAATTGGGAACACAGCATCAAGTAGATAATTTGATTGAAGAAAGAGTTGTACACCTCCATAATAGGTAGCGAATCCCAGACCGAGCGCGAAGACGTATCCATGTGTGAACCTTGTTATGAAGATAAGAGACAATATAGAAATAACAAAAATGAATATCAGTTCCGCACCTGTTGCCCAATCTGGTCTACTGATGTTAGAACCTGATGTTACAGTATCCAATACACTTGCTTGCAGATGGTGAGGAAATACTTCACCTTTGGCCGTTGCAACTGGATTGTTTAAGCCTTTGCCTGTGATGCCAACGATAACAATCTTACCACCAAAATCTTTAGGCAATTCAGATAAAGAAAACTCTTGCGGTTTGGACGACCAATCAACCCAAATTCTACCCACGTTATCAGTTACGATTTTGCCAAACTTTGGAATGCGTAGTGCTTCAATAGAACCTTCATTTACTTTGACCTGAAAACTCGGATCGCCAGCTGCAACACGAAGAGTCTCCATCGACATACTAGGATATAACAATTCATTCGTGCGAACAACCATCGGTATTCTACGAGTAACACCGTCAATTTCAGGTAAAACATTAACGACGCCAATACCAGCAGCCGCATCATTTAATACTTTGATGTTTGGTTGTATTGTGCCATAATTGATGCCAACATCACCTTCACCAATAATAGAAACACCTGGCCTAAAAGGTTCATAGTCTCTATCAGACTTTTCACCTGTTGCTACATGCGGAAGAACTACAGGATATTTTTTTAGGACAGCAGAAAGCGCACCATCGCCACCGAAGCGATCAGGCTCAGGCATGTAAACATTAAACACAACCAGCCCAGCATTACGAGAATAGAGATCAGCAATAATGGAGGCATATTCTCTACGAGGGAATGGGAACTGTCCTTTTTGTCGAATAGTTTCGTCATCTATATTTACCACGGCGACTTGTTGGCTCTCCGTGCTTTCTTTTGAAGTGATGAGTTGGTCAAAATAACGCAATCGCACCGACTCAACGAACGCTGGATCTTGTACTCTAACAACAAGAAGAAGTACAAGTGTCAGTAAGGCCATCCAGGGAGATAGTAATTTTTTCATCTTGATATCTGCTTAATAAAAATTTTGTTCGTTGTTGCGTCTTGATTTTTTATATACAATGTGACGCTATCTTGTATCAATGTAATATCATAACCTCTATCTTTATTTATTTGTATGGTCGCCATGTCTTTTACTCGACGCTCTATGTACCAATATGTATTTCTATCAATGATATAGAGTTGTGTTGTTGGATTATATCCAATTGGAAAAGAACTTACATCGAAAATATTTTCCAAGGCATTAGACAAATAATTCGTATCCAGATCATTAATGTTCAATTCATTAAATTTAAGTTCATCTTTGAATACGGCCTCATTTAGTGGATTATAATCAAGCGCATTAAATGATAATATGTCCATGCCCTTGTTGTTTTCTTCCACTAAAGCTTTTACGATTTCTTTTGGTGGTTTGACAATCAGCATATTGTCTATCATTGATTCGGTTAGATTCAATATTGCAGGTGCCAATGGTTTTGCTTCAGCCATTGATGTGTATGTTGCTTGAAATGCCCGATTGAGTGTCACTGAACCCATTGCAGTACGGACTTCAATTTCACCAACTGTGCCGTCTTGATTTGGTAACAAAATAATAGTAGAAGAACCTATTTCATCTACCGTCATAGTAAATGCGGTACCACGGACTGCGACAGTAGCAGTCGGTGTCTTTATGTCAACATTCTTATTGTTTTCTTTTGCGACATTACCTGAAGCATATCGTACGGTGCCGAGAGCTACTTTCATAGCCAGTTTACCTGCACCCTTAGACTTCGGGTCATAGACAAAATCATCTATGATAAGTTTAGAGTGCTCGGTAACTCGTACTTTGGTATCATCATCAAATGTGATACCGACAACACCTTTGGCAGTAACAATATTATCCATAGACTCGACACCAACATTCAATTTGGTGTCGAGCTTGGATTTATTACGAACTATCTCACTACTACCCTTCTCTTCAGTGACTTTGCCTATAGCGGCAAAAGAATTAATGCTGAACGATAGTAGTAGAAGTGTTATTACCCGTAACATTCAGATTGACAATGTTTGGAGTTGTAGTGCCGTTTTGGGTAATAGAAACGGTGTTGTAATTACCAATGATTGTGCTGGTTATTTTATGACCAGGAGTCTGTGCTGTTCCGTTCGCTCCGTTTTGAACAGTCGTATATGTATTATGATCACCAGTCACTGTAATATTATTGACAATATATTTACTATTCATTGTGCTGGTAACACTGTTATAACTTCCGCCGATAGTCAAGTTGTATATGTAATTGCTCGTATCAGCAGTGCTAGCCATAGTGAACGCAACTGTGTTATTGTCACCTGTTTTTGCCACGGTCATACTACCAGCGTTAGTACCGAAGTTACCTTGTGTCAAACTAAAACTGTTGCCTGAACCAGTTTGTGTAATACTGGCCGTAGAGTCGCCGCCAATAAAATTGCCAACGATACTATTGTTCATACCATCCTGAACAATCGTCAAAGCCATGGCATTACCATCAATCAAGAATGCTGGTTGTAAAAGGCTCGCCCTATCACCGACTGCGTTACCTGATCCGGTTTGTGTAATACTTACAGTAGAGTTATCGGCATTCGTTTGATCAATATACACAGAGTTGTTGCCAGAGTTTGTTGCGAAAACACTAGCAGCGAATAATAAAGACATAATAAACGCTAATGTGCGCATTGTCTTTTTCATCTTTTTTCCTTATTCTGGTCTTTTAAAAGGTTGTTTAAATTTCCAAAGTCCCTTTTCTTCACCTTGATATACAACTTCTTCGACTGCTAAATCAATAGCAGCCTTTACAGCATATATAGTCGGTTCAGTAGAGGTACTTCCTATTTCGTTTTCAAAAGAACGTGTTCCCTGATTAAAAAACTTAAAAGTAGCAACAGATGTTGCGATGCTCAATAAAGTTTTTTGTGTGTTAACAGTCAGAATAACTTCTCCTGTTTGCACATTCACAGCTCTCAGAGATACCGTTACAATATCTTCTTGGTATTGTGTCATTGGCCCAATACCCAAATAACGCCATCCAAAACCACCAGTTCTTTTGTTTGTATCATATGACACAATAGAACCTTCAATAATCATGCCTGCATAAAGAATTGGTCTAAGAATGTTTGGTTCTTTAACTTCATCTCTTGCTGAACGAATCAGCTGACGTTCCTTCATAAGGTTGTCCAAACCAACACGTTCGACAATCCTAAACCACTTACCATCACCAACGTCAGCAAGTGCTTTTAATAATAAAGAATCTGCACCTTGTGTAACGGCCGAACTTAATTTTGCCACAGAACCACTGTCTTTACGTTGCCCAGTTTTATCGGTAAAATTGTAAACAGCTACAACGATAGGTTGCCCAGTTTCAGGTTCCGGAAATGGTCTTTTGAATTGTGTGGGTGCGACTTTTTCGGCCTCTTGTGTGTCCCAAACCATAGGCAGTTCTGCACACGCCGTCAATAAAACCAACAGCAATAAAGTTATTATCTTTTTCATTAGAATTTAAACTGTGCAATAGGAATTGTAATTTGTGTTACACTTCCATCAGCTCCCACGACAGTCAGGCTAATCTCATCACCATTCTTTGAATAAGAAATCGTGTTGCCAGAAATTACAACAGTTCCTGAGTTTTTAGGATTCTCACCGAAAAGATTATTTACCAATTGTGAAGACAGTTGAGCGTACACACGCGACTCAAAGTTATTGAGAAACTTTGCCAGATTCGTATTGCCTGCGGCCGCCGCGGCATCTTTAGCTGCTTGAAGTTTTGCGGCTTCTATGGCGTCCCTTCTTGTTTTCTCGCTATTCTCGATAGTTTGCACATGTGCAGAATAAGAAATACCGTTGAACGCGGGTGATTTAAATGTTTGAACTAGTTCAGCTTGGCTTATTTGTGTCAGAGTCATCAAAACGATAACCACCAGACTCTTCAATGTTCTTATTTTTTTCATCTTTGAGTTCCCTCAACATTAATACGATATTGACTTTTTGATTCAAACGAATCAAATCATTATCCAACATTCTAATACGATCAATCAAAGCTATTAGTGTACTATTTGCTTCACCTAAAACAGGTTTAATTTCTTTTGTTACCCAAGTCCAAACATAATATATAAAATATCCCATACCAGCAGCACTGACAATAGGAAATCCATATTTGTTAATCAGTTCTGCTATGTCCATCTTCAATCTTTCTAAACACTACGCGACCATTTGGTGCAACATATAACTTATATAAATCTCCTGGCAGTGCATTAATTTCTGACGCTTTTAATTGTTCGTCCATTATAATAGTGCCATCATCCATCACTTCAAATAAGTAATCTACAAACATCATTTTTAATCTCTCCGTGCATCATTTTTGCCGTCTGCTCGAGCAATCCGGTCAACGTCTGGTTTTACACCTAATGCGTTTGACACTAAGGTATCAATACGAATGACATCGTGGTTCATAGTTTTAACTCGGTTATCTAAGGCCATAATAATACCTTTAATACCGTTGACAGAACCTGTAACACCCTGTAGAATAAATTTGAGTGTTAAAAAGACGAAATATCCTGCTGCCAAAGACGATGCAATAGGAAATCCAACTTCCGCGACCAGTTTAAAAAAGTCCACAATGTCACCTTTTCGTTATAATTTTAATGGCAATCATGTCGACCAGTACTTGCATTTGTATCTGGAGTCATATATAATAACAAGATTCTCATCTATTTATGCAGGGCACTCCTCTCGCATATCAACCTAAGGTTTCACATTATGAAAATTCTTGCTCTTAAACTCGTTACCCACGAAGAAGTCCTTGGCGAAATTGAATCTGAATCAGAAACAGAATTCGTCCTTGTCAATCCTGTTGGAATCACGGTTGTCCGTGGTAAAGATGGCATGCCTAGTGTAGGTTTCTCGCCGTTTCCTTTGCACTCCGAACAAAAAACTGGTTCCACTATTGTCTTGGCCAAGAAACATATAGTATACTCATACGTTCCTGCCGAAGACTTCGTTAACAACTATAATCAAATCTTTGGATCCGGCATCGTTCTACCTTCTAAGCAATTAATTGTTTAATGTCAAATTTCTACACAAACGTACAGTGTTTTGGTAATAGTATTCTTTATCGCGGAGTAATGGGCGGTAAAAGAGTAAAACAACGAATCGATTATTCTCCTTCGTTATACATTCCTGCCAGAAAGAATCCACAGGGAATTTACAAGTCCTTGGATGGCATCGATCTCGATAAGAAAGAATTTGAAGACCTGAGGTCTGCCAGAGATTTCGTCAAACAATTTGATGGTCTTCCTGGCGCACCAAAGATTTATGGCAATACTCGTTACGAGTATGCTTTCATCGCAGATCAACACACCGAAATGGTTGATTGGGACCAAGACCACATTCTTATCGGTATCGTCGATATCGAAGTTGGCTCAGAAAATGGATTTCCTGATCCATATGAAGCAAACGAACCAATCACGGCCATCACCATCACATATCTAAACGGGCATACGTATGTCTATGGTTGCGGTGATTATAATAATTATTCCGACGATGTAACCTATTTCAAATGCAGAGATGAATGGACTCTTTGCAAAAGATTTTTGGAAGATTGGCAAACAAAATGCCCAGACGTTATCACAGGTTGGAATACTAAATTCTTCGATATTCCTTATCTTGTAAATCGATTCAATCGTATTCTCGGTGAAGATCAGGCCAAGAAACTTTCACCTTGGAATTTTATTTCCGAAAGAACGACCGTCATCAATGGCCGTCAACTCAAAGCATATGAAATTGTAGGTGTTGCATCACTTGATTATATTGAATTATATAAGTGGTATGCGCCAGGCGGAAAATCACAAGAATCATATCGATTGGATAATATTGCAAACGTCGAACTCGGTGAGGGCAAGATTTCATATGAAGAATATGAAAACTTACACCAACTTTACAAATTAAACTATCAAAAGTTTATTGAGTATAATATCAAAGACGTACATCTGATTATCAAACTAGAAGATAAGTTGAAATTGTTGGAACTGGCTTTGACTCTGGCCTATGACACGAAATCGAACTATGAAGATGTGTTTGCGCAAACGAGAATGTGGGACTCGTTGACCTATTCCTACTTGTTGCAGAAAAATATTATTGTCCCGCCACGGGAAGTCAAAGAGAAAGATTCTGCATTCGAAGGCGCATATGTTAAAATACCACAGGTTGGTATGCATGAATGGGTGGCATCATTTGACTTGAACTCTCTGTATCCTCATTTGATGATGCAATACAATATCTCACCAGAGACACTCATCGAACCAGAAGACTATACTCCAGAAATGCGAGAAATCGTTTCTCAAGGCGTAAGCGTCGATAAATTGCTGTTTAAATCAGTTAATCTATCAAATTTGAGTGGTGCAACCATTACACCCAACGGTCAATTCTTTCGTACTGACATCCAAGGTTTCTTGCCTCGTATGATGGAAGAAATGTATGAAGATCGAAAGAAATTCAAAAAGATGATGTTGGTTGCAAAACAAGAATATGAAAATGAAACTGACAATACTAAAAAGTATGATATCGAAAAGCGAATCGCAAGACTTAACAATCTACAGTTGGCAAAGAAAGTTTCTCTAAACTCCGCTTATGGTGCTTTGGGCAGTCAGTATTTCCGATTCTATGATTTGCGAATGGCACTTGGTGTTACCTCGGCCGGCCAATTAAGTATTCGTTGGATCGAAGGTAAAATTAATGAATACATGAATAAGATTCTGGAATCTGATGCGGCCGATTATGTAATCGCATCAGATACAGATTCAATTTATTTGCGTCTTGGTGAACTTGTCAATAAATTCATCAAAGATACCAAAGACAAGAATAAAGTTATTTCACTCATGGATAAAATCTGTGAGGAAAAGATTCAACCTTATATCGATAGAAGTTACAAAGAACTTGCGGATTATGTTCATGCATATGCACAGAAGATGCAGATGAAACGTGAAGGTCTTTCCGATAAAGGTGTTTGGACGGCCAAGAAACGTTACATACTTAATGTGTATAACAATGAAGGCGTACAATACAAAGAACCTCATATGAAAATTATGGGTCTTGAGATGATTAAATCATCAACACCATCCGCCATTCGAGAAAAGATGACAGAAACAATTAAGATTATGATGAGTGGTACAGAATCAGATGTGCAAGATTTCATTCAACAATTCAAAGAAGATTTTAAGAAGTTGCCACCCGAAGAGATATCATTTCCTCGTGGTCTGAATGGTTTGAAGACATATGCCGATCCTGTAACGTTGTATGGTAAGGGAACACCGATTCACGTTAAAGGTGCGATTCTATATAATCATTATCTCAAACAAATGAATCTCACCAAAAAGTATCCTTTGATACAAGAGGGTGAGAAGATTAAGTTTACCTATCTGAGAATGCCAAATCATTTCAAAGATACCGTCATTTCATATCCTGGTAGATTACCAAAAGAGTTTGAGCTTGACAAATGCATTGACTATGATTTACAATTCGAGAAAGCATTTCTTGAACCAGTCAAGGTTATTTTGGACTGCATGAATTGGTCGGTAGAGAAACGCAGTTCACTGGAAGATTTTTTTAGTTAAGGAATAAACATGAGCGTACTAGATAAAATTAAGAAGAACAGCAGCATCAAAGACTCCGCTATTCTATCCAAATCTAAATTCTTCAATGATAAGGATATGATTCCTACTCCAGTGCCCATTGTGAACGTTGCACTGTCAGGTAAATTGAATGGTGGGTTGACACCAGGATTGACAATGTGGGCAGGCCCATCAAAACACTTTAAGACTGCATTCAGTCTATTAATGGCCAAATCTTACTTGGACAAATATGAAGATGCAGCTTTGTTATTCTATGATTCTGAATTTGGAACACCACAATCTTACTTCGATTCATTTGGTATTGATACGGACCGTGTTCTGCACACTCCAATCACCGATATTGAACAATTGAAGTTTGACATTATGGGTCAGTTGCAAAACCTTGAACGTAATGACCGTGTCATTATTATCGTTGATTCGATTGGTAATCTTGCATCGAAGAAAGAAGTTGAAGATGCGTTAGAGGGCAAATCGGTTGCAGATATGTCTCGCGCCAAACAAATTAAATCTCTATTCCGTATGGTAACGCCTCATCTGACACTCAAGGATATTCCTATGATTGTTGTCAATCATACATACAAAGAAATTGGAATGTTTCCAAAAGATATCGTTGGTGGCGGCACCGGCAGTTATTATTCTGCCGACAACATTTTCATCATTGGCCGTCAACAAGAAAAAGATGGCACCGAAATTACTGGTTACAACTTCATCATTAATGTGGAGAAATCACGTTATGTCAAAGAAAAATCTAAAATACCTGTGGCCGTATCTTTTGATGGTGGCATTAGCAAGTGGTCTGGCCTATTGGACCTGGCTCTTGAATCCGGACATGTGGTTAAACCATCCAATGGTTGGTATTCAAAAGTAAACGTCGAGACAGGTGAAATCGAAGACAAGAAATACCGAGAAAAAGATACCGATACAAAAGACTTTTGGGCATCTATTTTGTCGAGTCAATCTTTCTCCGACTTCATCGAAGGTAAATATCGAGTAGCATCATCCGAAATTATGCAAGACGGTTTTGAGGAAGAAGAATGATTGAGGGCATCGATTATTGTTTCATCTATCCTAAAGATGATGGAACTTCAGTACACATAAAATTATTGTCTGGGCCATATAAAGATACCGTATTCAAATATGGCAAAGTAAAGTTTGAAGAAAAAGACGAACAGGTCTATTTACTTTTCAGATATGATGTGTTAGAATCAACTGTGATGAAACCATCCAAAATGGAAAAAGACGAAATGGTAAAAAATTACCTAGGCGACTTGTTGGTGGAAATTATGTCTTCAAACCTTGAACAGGATATTTTTGATGAAACTGGAACAGACAATACTCAAGAATCTAATCTATAATGAAGAGTTTCTCAGAAAAGTTTTACCTTTTCTAAAAGAAGAATATTTTACTGAAAGAACTGATAGAACAATCTTCAATGAAATTTCATCATTCACACAAAGTTACAATGTTTCACCGACGATTGAAGCTATTACTTTGGCCGTCAAAGAGAAGAGAAATCTGTCGGATGATGAGGTGGAAAAATGCGAAACGAATCTCAAACAGATTGAAGAATCTTCACGAGAAAGATCCGAGATTCAATGGCTTGTTGACAAAACCGAAAAGTTTTGCCAAGAGAAGGCGATATACAATGCAGTATTGGGGTCTATTTCTATTCTCGATGGAAAAGACAAAGCACACGACAAAGGTCAGATTCCCAAGATACTATCGGATGCCCTGGCAGTAAGTTTTGATAGTTCCGTTGGCCACGATTATTTGGAAAACAGTGATGAACGATATGATTTCTATCACAGAAAAGAAGAGCGTATTCCTTTTGACCTAGAATTCTTCAACAGAATCACAAAAGGTGGTCTGCCTGCAAAAACACTGAACATTGCTTTGGCTGGTACTGGTGTAGGTAAGTCTTTGTTCATGTGTCACGTTGCTGCTGGTTGTATGGTACAAGGTAAGAATGTTTTGTACATAACTATGGAAATGGCCGAAGAGAAGATTGCTGAACGTATTGATGCAAACTTACTCAATGTGACGATTGATGAATTGACAGAGTTACCTAAAGAATTGTATGATAAAAAGATTACAAAATTGAAGGACAAAGTTGTTGGTAAACTAATCATCAAGGAATATCCAACCGCATCGGCCTCGACAACACACTTTAGAACGTTACTCAACGAACTTAATCTCAAGAAGTCTTTTGTGCCCGATATTATCTTCATTGACTATCTCAACATTTGTTGTTCTGCTCGTATCAAAGCCGGAGCAAACGTTAATTCATATACGTATGTTAAAGCTATTGCTGAAGAGTTGCGAGGCATGGCTGTCGAGTTCGGTGTTCCCATCGTTTCAGCTACACAAACAACACGCAGTGGATATACGAGTAGTGATCCAGGATTGGAAGATACTTCAGAATCGTTTGGATTACCAGCCACAGCAGACTTGATGTTTGCGCTGATTACTTCCGAAGATTTGGAAGAACTTGGTCAAATTATGGTCAAACAGTTGAAGAATCGTTACTCCGATCCAACACATTATAAGAGATTCGTTATTGGTGTTGACAGAGCGAAGATGAAGTTGTATGATGTTGAACAGTCTGCACAAATAGATATTGTGGATTCTGGCCCAGCACCATCACAAAAACCTCAGAAAAAATCATTTGATGGATTTAAAGTATGAGTTTAAGTAAAGAAGATGCATTACACTGCGCAAAGGTTTTTCATGATTACTTTTCAAACTTTCACCGCGTGGATGATTACATGCGGGATCAAAAACTGGCATCTTTGGCTGATTTGCCTTCAAGTCCTTTATTTCCTTTAGAGGATGATTTATTCTCAGACTTCACTGTCCATCCTAACGATATGGATTTTGAGGTCTGTGAAATAGACCAGGAACAATGGGAAACACTTCTCAACATAACATCATCGCATATTAATGTCGCACCAGTTGGACGCCAAATAAGACTTGCGGTAATAGAAAAGAACACACGAAAGATTGTAGGTTTCATTCGATTGGGTTCACCGGTCATTAACTGCAAACCAAGAAACGAAATGCTGGGTCAAGTGTTCACGCAACAACCAGAATGGGCCACAAGATTTAATAATTCTGCAATGATGGGATTTGTGATTGTTCCTGCGCAACCTTTTGGTTATAACTATCTTGGAGGTAAACTTCTGGCAGCCATCTGTTGTTCTCATACAACACGAGAAATCATCAACCGTAAATATGGTATGAATTTATGTTTATTTGAGACTACCAGTTTGTATGGCAGTTCAAAGCAAGTTTCTCAGTATGATGGTATGAAACCTTACATTCGTTATAAAGGTTTGACTGACAGTGATTTTATTCCGTTGATGCACGGAAAACCTTACGAAGACCTAAGAAATTTTGTGGAAAGTAAGATCGGTACTATCGTAGATGAAGACTCTTCAAGTAAAAAATTGAAGACTACGATGAGAATTGTGGCTTTAACCAAAGCTGCACTTAAAGGATCAACTGAAGCATCAGCATTCATGGAAACGATTGAGAATGCAAAAAGGTTGACAGAACAAAAAAGATATTATATTTCCCACTACGGATTCAAAAACTTTACCGATTACGTAAACTGTAATACCGACACGTTGGTGAAAGATGACACTTATGATAAGTTTGAGCTTGACAATGTGGTAAAATGGTGGAAGAATAAATCATCGAATCGTTTTGAGACATTAAAAATCGAAAACAGATTGAGAACTGAATTGGAGGTTTGGACTTCAGGAAAGCCGATAGAGATTATCAGATAAATACTTTTATTTGAGGTTTTCAAATGGCTTATGATTTTGTACCTAAAAGCGTCGAAGAAATTTATAAAAATAAAAAATTAGGACCTGCAGCTCTAGACGTGGTTGTTGCATATTCAGCTTTGCGCGAAATAGATATAAAAATAGAAGATCCAATTTCAATTGACGTTGAAAAAAAGATGATTAAAATTTTACCGTCTTTTGAGAAAAAAATAAATTTGGCCACGTTCAAGTCTAAAAATAAACTTAAATTAAAAATAAGTTTTGGTCGAGGCACAAGAGGAATCGCAAAATTAAGTAGTGGAAAAATGAAGCCAGGAAAAGTTGCGGATGATGAAGCCGGCAACAAAGGTATAATTTTCGAAAAAAAGTTTACAACGTATCTGGATAAATTTTATAAAAGCCAAAAAATTACAGATGTAAATTATAAAATATCAATTGAAGAAATTAATAAGAAATACAAATTAAATAATAAAGACGTTCAAATTATTCCAGAAGGTGCCTTAAATAAACGCAGACCTTTGACTTTTGTTGGTGATAAAATTTATGTTGGAGGAAATAATTTTAATGTGGGCGCTACTGTAACAGACATCACGCTAAAAACGATGGATGATAAAAAAAGACAAGACTATGTTTATTTGTCATTAAAATATGGAAATAAAGTAACGTTTTTTAATGCTGGTGTAGGTAAAGTTTTACCCAAATCTGAATTGGAAAAAGGTGAGATAAAAAATGAAAATGGAAAAACATTGATCGACCTTTTTGGTATTGACGCGGCCAGGTTTTGTTCCGTATTCAATATGAAAAATATGAAAATTGAACCCGAAGAAGCTTTTAAAAAAATTGATGTTAAAAAATTACAGGATTTAATTAAAAGTGGAATTGGTTACGGTTATTATCTCGTACACATGGATAATAAAGGAAAAATACACGGAATTGAAATGACACAAAGTGAATTGGAAAAAGCCAGCAAACCGCAAAGTTGTAAAATCATATACGGCGGAGCTTCAGGACAGGCTAAACGTGTGGATATTATTGTAGATACTCCAATGTTTGTTTTGACTTTTAATTTTAGAAATAAAGCTAGAGGCGGAGTTTTTCCTAGCCATCTTATGTGTGACTATGTAATCAAACATTAATATTGATAGGTATTATTATGACAGCATCTGTGATTTTACCAACTACTGGTGCACCAGAGTTGAGAACTGCACTTGAAAGTGTATTGAATCAAACTTATGATACAACTTGTTATGTTGTTATCGACGGCGATAAATTTGCACCTAAGGCCAGAACCATACTCAGTGATTACTTGGGCAACAAGAATCTAAAGATATGTGAACTACCATTAAATGTTGGTGCAAATGGTTTCTATGGGCACCGCGTTTATGCCGCTTTCACACATCTTATTAACACCGACTATGTTCTTTACCTCGACCAAGATAACTGGTTTGATAAAAATCATGTCGAGTCGTGTGTGAACACCATACAAAAAACCAATTCAGACTGGTGTTATTCTCTACGCAAAATATACAAAGAAAACGAGTTAATATGTACCGACGACTGCGAATCATTAGGTAAATGGGAATGTTTTCAGGGTTATCCACACATAGATACAAGTTCGTATTGCCTTAAAACAAAAGTTGCTGTATTATTGGCGCAAGTGTGGCATGGTGGTTGGGGTCAAGATAGGGTTTTCTATTCAGCCCTCAAACAGTACTTACCTAAGTATGAATGTACAAGGGATTATACTTTGAACTATCGTGTTGGTGGTAATGAAGGTTCTGTCAAACCAGAGTTCTTCCTTGCTGGTAATAAAATTATGAATGACAAATATAATGGAGAATTTCCATGGAGAAAAAAAATCTCATCATCGGAGCCTTCACTGGTTACACTTACAATCAACTAAAGCCTTGGGTTGAATCCATCGACCAGTGCGGATTCAAAGGCGACAAAGTAATGGTTGTGCAGAGAGCGTCCGAGGAAACTTTGGATGAACTTACTCGACAAGGTTTTCAAGTTATAATGGCCGATGTTCAACAAAACATTCCTATTCACGTACTACGATTCTTATACATCTATGAATTTTTGCGTAATCATGGTGAACAATATGAATATGTTGTAACTACAGATGTGAAGGATGTATATTTTCAAATTGATCCGTTCGAATGGTTGAATTTTCATCTTACTGATGGTAAAAAACTAGTTGTTGGTTCTGAAAGCATCAGATATAAAGATGAACCTTGGGGCAATGAAAATCTGATGCAAACATATGGACCATACATTCACAGTTTGTTTAAAGATAACGAAATTTATAATGTTGGAACTCTAGGTGGAACATCTGATTATATTAAAGACCTAACATTCAACATTTTTACCAATGCGGTCAATAGACCTATACCAATCGTAGACCAGGCTGTTTTCAACGTCCTCATACAAACACAACCATATAAAGATGTTACATACTTTGCAAAACAAGCTGATGGTTGGGCTTGTCAAGCAGGAACGACCGTTGATCCATCCAAAATCGAATCTTTTCGGCCGCACCTAACTGAATCTGAACCGATTTGGCAAGACAATAAAGTTTTGACAGGCCAAGATTCGCAACATTCTCAAAAAGGAACGCCATTTTGTATCGTACATCAATATGATAGAGTTCCAGAATGGAAAAAGTATGTGCAAGAATCTTTTAAACAAGAAGATCCAAATAATTTTTTTACGTATAGGACATTATAATGAGTGAATACATTACATTTAATACTAACCAACAAGCGTTTGGCACTAAACCTGTGACAGTTTTTAAATGTTCAGGATTTGGTTTAGGTGCGATGATTAAAGATATGCAACATCCAGTTGGGTTGGAAATTGGATGTGACATTGGAGATACTACACAGTTTCTTTTGGATTCTAATCCAACACTCTATTTGTATTCAATTGATCCATATGAAAACTATATTGATTGGAACGGCCGCCCATTAAATGAACGTGAGGAAGTTTATCAATCTGCACAAAGTAGACTAAAACCATATTGGAATCGTTTCGAGTTGGTACGCAAAACATCAGATGATGCTGTTGGTTATTTTGATGAAGGTATGTTCGATTTCATCTTCATTGATGGATTGCACACCTACGAACAACTCACAAAGGATTGTGATAATTATTATAAGTTTCTCAAACCGGGAGGCATTTTCTCTGGTCACGATTTTACCGCAATCGAGGGGGTACACCGTGCCGCCACAGAGTTTGCTGTCAAAGTAAACAAAGAAATTCTTATCACTGAATGTGATGTTTGGTATTGGATCAAATGAAAAAGTGCATGATACTTTCAGGTCAATATCGAACATTCGATAAGACCAAAGAAAACATCAAAAAATTTATTGATGCGAATGAACTGGATGTTTATTGCCATCTTTGGTCGATTAATCCAAAAGAAATCGATGATATAAAATATTCTCTATCACCTAAAGCCATTTTCTGTGAAGATTGGGAAAAATACAAAACCGAATTCGAAGATATGGAAAAAAGAGTACGGAGTGCTAATCCAAAAAATGCACCAAATGATAAAATTGCTGGTAATGCATCCATGAATTTTGGTCGCAAACGAGCATTCGATTTGATACAAGAAAAATACGACACAGTAATCTACTGTCGGTATGACATACAATTCAATTATATTTTTCAATTTGAAAATGTTGATGTTGTGTATACACCATTGGAAGAATCTTATAATCTCATATCGGATATTTTTGCGATGATGCCCTACGACATGGCGAAAAATTATTTTCTGTATGATGATTACGAGAGACTGCATTCGACACAATTCGAACCAGTGTTTGAGGATTATCTTCGGTTCAAGAAAGTATACGGTGAAGAAAATATTCGCATACATAAGTACGAAAGATATTGTCCTCATATGATGTTGTTGAGAAATTTGGTGATGACAAACACTCCCTTTTCGACGGTGAATTTACCAGTGAGTTTGCAAAGATGAAGATTGCATTGTGTTTTTCTGGTCAAGCCAGATCATTTGAACAAGGTTATGAATTCTATAAAAAGAATTTGTTGGACCATTATGATGTCGATGTCTATATTCATTCATGGAAATTTGATGATGAGAGAAAACTTTTAGAACTTTATAGGCCCGTAAGTTATGAATTTCAAACTCCTCCTCTTGGCAATTTTGATAATAGGTACACCAACACTCCCAATGCACAAAAACATCCTCCAAGATTCACATACAGGATGTTTTATTCCATGTACAAATGCAGTAAACTCGTACAGAGACAATATGATTGGATTATTAAATCTAGAACAGATTATGCGTTGAATGTTGTAATACCGTTTGCAGAACTGGACAATTCAAAACTTTACATACCAAATTGTCGAATGGTACCAGAAAGAGATTTCGGAAACGACCAATTCGCTTTCAGTTCACAAGAAAACATGATGAAATATATGTCAACATTTATGAATATTGACGCATACTATAATGAAGGAAATCAGTTTATTGGTGAAAATATGATGAGTGCTAATTTACACGAACATAACCTTCATGGTGAAAACCTTGTTTATGTTAACATGAATAATCCTTTTCCTCCCGGACCACACAACGGAACATGGCATTCATTAATACGTGAAGATTATGACAAATGGGCCAAGTCGTAGAATTAATTGGGCATTCTGGATGTAGTGTCTTTCTGAAAGAATATTCTCCTGGCGCACCATATGTTGAAAAGACAGGAGATATACACAGAAACATCGAACGCATGACTGCTTTATATGATGCAGGATATCGTGTTCCGAGAATTTATGAAAAAGACGAAAGTACCATGAGAATGGAATACATCCATGGTTTGGATATTAAAACACATCTCACATATAATTCCATTAAAAATCTTTCCAAATTTATTATTGGTACATTAGAGAGTTTTGCAAAAGATTCAGTTGACAAGGATTATACAGAAGTCTACAATCAAAAACTCCAATGGCTGACCGAACAATCCGAATTACCTTTCACTAAAACAGAATTGATCGATAGACTACCAAAATTATTGCCACAGTCTATGTACCATGGTGATATGACATTGGAGAATATCATAAGTACAAAAGATGGGTTTTGGATGATTGATCCTGTAACCATCGAATATGATTCATACATATTCGATGTTGCAAAAATGCGGCAAGATATGGAATGTAAATGGTTTCTACGACACTCTGATATAAAAATAGACGTTAAACTAAAACATCTTCAGGATAGAATTTTAACCGCATTTCCTTTGGCCAAAAACGATTCATTGTTGGTACTAATGTTACTAAGAGTTTTTCGTCATTGCAAAAAAGATGATTTTAATTACAATTTCATAAAACAAAATATAACAAAGATATGGAAAAATATAAACTAATTGTTATGTTGACTTGTCATGAAAACAAAGAATCATTAAAAGATAGTATAGAAAATATTTTGAAGTTTAATGAAAATGTTTGCATTCTAGTGAATGATGGAACAAATGAAAATCTGGAAGATTTGAATAACGAAAATGTGCACATCATCAAAAGAAAAGTGCCATTTAGTAGATTTGACACAATGGTGCCATTACACATAGAACTTAAAGATTACATGATTGAAAAAAATATCATTTCAGATTATGTGGTATTACTATCATCAAATCAGTTATTCATAAAAAAACATCTTTATGATTTTATTAGATCATTTGATGCTTCATATTTTGAAAGAGAAATGGATTCTGGTTGTATAACACAATTGTTGAGACATGAGGCTTTTAAAAAATGTTATAATGAATTAGGAAAAGATAATTTTAAATACCAATCAAACCATGATGGTATGTTTTTCACATATGAAATTTTCAATAATATGATGAACTTTTTTGATGGTTTCCGAGGTTTAAAAATAGACTTTCATGGTGAAGAATTTTTATACGTTGCATATCTCATGAAAAATATGTCTATAGAAAAACTGGCAAAATTTGAAAAATACAACTATTGGCAACCCGAATGGAGAAGAACATTAGATCCTATTAAATTGGATGAACTAAAACGATGTATCGAAAATAACTATTATATTATTAAAAGAGTTTCGAGAGATATCAACAATGAAGTTAGAAAATTTGTGAGAGAAATGGAGTGATTATGGATATGCATGTTATTGTTCCGGCTGCTGGCCGATCTAGTCGGTTTCCGGATATGAAACCAAAATACTTACTGTACGATTACAAACACGAACTGATGTTGATGAATGCATTAAAACCTTATCTAAAATATAAGGTAATAGTTGGTATTCTAAAAGAACACGACGAGAAGTATCATGCATCGGAATTTATTCGTCACGATTTCGGTGACCAGGTCAAGATCGTAATCATTGATGAACCAACAAGTGGACCTGCCGAAACAGTTGCAGAAATCATTAAGAAAAGTAACTTATTTGATGAACCCATCTTCATTAAAGATTGTGATAGTTTCTTTGAACACGAAGTAACCGATGGAAGTTATGTCTGTGTATCAAATATCAAAGACCACGAAGTCCTAAAAAAATTATCATCTAAAAGCTTTGTGGTATCAAACGAACAGGGAATTATTACCGACATTATAGAAAAAAATGTAGTGTCAGATACTTTCTGTGTCGGTGGTTACAAATTCGAATCCGCACTTCTTTTCATACAGGCTTATAATAATCTTCGCGATGAACCAGTTGAATTGTTCGTTTCAAATATTATTGAAGAATGTTTAGATCATAATATTCTGTTCACCAAGAAGAAAGTCACAAACTATACTGATGTGGGAACTGCACAAGATTGGTTTGAATACAATGATAAGCCTGTCATCTTTTGTGATATTGATGGTACTCTAATTGTAAGCCAGGCCAGGGTTGGAAATAATTCATATAGTTCAGAACCCACACCTTTACAGAAAAATGTCGATAAAATGTTGGAATGGCAAAAGAAAGGTGCTCAAATCATATTCACTACAGCTCGGTCGCCAGCGGTAGCCACAACAACTTGGAATATATTGTATAATCTTGGTTTTAGAGATTTTCAATTAATTACAGGTCTACTGAATACTCGCAGAATTTTAATTAACGATTTCAATACTGCAAACCCTTATCCTAGGGCTGAAGCTGTAAATATTCCTCGTAATGCAGATATTTTAAATTACTACCTATGATTCCTGATAAAAATTTATTCATTGTTACGTCCGCAGTAAAACCTGTTATTGGAGTCTACTCTCACAATGATAGATACAAACAAACAATAGAATCTTTAGTGTCCGTTCGTAAGAATGTTAAGGATGTAATAATTCTATTGGCGGATGTCTCTGTCATATCTTTAACTGAGGAAGAAAAGAAAGAACTATCGCAGTATTGTGATATTTTCCTGGATGCGAGTAATATACCATTAGTTAGAGATATGTCGGCCGCCGGACATAAAAGTCATGCCGAAAATGCACTGTTATACAATGTATTAATGAATCTGAAATATGATATTCAATTACAGAGAATCATGCAACCTGTAAAAAGAATATTTAAATTCTCGGGCAGATCAGAACTGGACGAAGGGTTCAATATAGAAGATTACGATAATCTATTTGGTAAATTCGTATTCAAACGAAGAATATCTACCTGGATGAATCCTGTGCAGAAAGATGCGACACATCTTTTGATTACCAGAATGTTCTCTTTTTGTCCGTCCCTGGTGGATGTTTATTTAGACGTAATTCGCAAAAATTTTGAAATTCTAAATTCTGTGGATACTGAACATGCACATTATGTTAATATACCAAAACAATATCTTGTGGAGTTTGATAGAATAGGTTGTTGGGGTTATCTGGCCGGTAATGGACAAGTCGAAAGGTATTAAATCCAACATTTTCACACTATATATCAAATCAAACATTTGACTTTTTGTACCGGTTGTGTTACAATCCATTATAAATAACTCCACGGGCAACCAAAGTGTGTTGCATTCAAAGAGGCATAATGAAGTTATTCAGAAGTTTCCTAAACGAAGAGGCCGAAGAGGGCGCAAAACTTAAGCATATCACGCATGCTGAAGACCGCCCGTTACAAAATGGATCCGAAGGATTCAAACATGCATACAACGCACTCAATCAAGCCCACGAACACATTAAATCAGGTGGAAACAGTTCCGCACTAACAATGAAATATGACGGTTCCCCGTCGATTGTTTTTGGTCATCACCCAGAAAATGGTAAATTCTTTGTTGCGTCAAAATCAGCATTCAACAAGACACCAAAACTAAATTACACTCACGCAGACATTCTAAAGAATCACGGTCATGCGCCTGGGTTGATGGCCAAATTGCACGATTCTCTGAATCACCTTAAGAAAATTGCGCCCAAAACTGGTGTATACCAAGGTGATTTGATGTTCTCCGGTGACGATAAGAAAGAAACCAAACATGGCGTTTCTTTCACTCCAAACACCATCACTTATACAGCAAAAGGTGAACAGGGAGATAAGATTCGTAAAGCCAAACTTGGCGTTATCGTACATACACAGTATCATGGAAAAGATATAACTTCCATGAAGTCTGATTCTCATCCAGATTTGCACAACTTCCATCATCATCCTGATGTGTGGCACAAATCTGCAAATATGGATACCAGAAACGTTCACTATTCCGAAAAAGATCAAGCTGCATATCAAAAACATATGAATGCAGCGAAAAAATTACATGACGAACAAGGAAAAGACATGTATCGTGCTGTCACACCACATTCTGGTGCTGGCGGTCACTTAGAACAATACATTAATCATACCGTTCGTACAGATGAAACTCCATCAGCCAAAGGTTTGCAAACTTTCATACAGAATAAAGCAACCAAAGAATCGAGTAAGCTTAAAACGCCTGCGGCTCAAGGAAGAAAAGAATCCGAAGCCAAGGCTCACACAAAACACATCGAAACGAATAAAAAACACTACGATAACCTATTAAAGATGCATCATCATCTGCAACAAGCTAAAGATGTGCTCGTCGATGTTCTGAACCAACACACCGGTGGGCTGGAACATGATATTGATGGTAAAAAGACGGATCCTGAAGGTTTTGTTGTTAACCACGCTGGCGAACCAACAAAATTGGTGAACCGCAAAGAATTTAGTAAAGCCAATCTCTTAAAAGTACGCAAATGAAATCTTTTCTAGACATAATTAAAGAAGAACAACAAAAAGAAAAACATCATGTGATGGCTTTTGGTCGCATGAATCCTCCTACTACTGGGCATCTGAAACTCATCGACAAAGTTAAAGAAGTGGCCAAGAAAGTTGGAGGATCACATAGTGTCGTCGTGTCACACTCGCAAGACTCCAAGAAAAACCCACTTTCTTCGGAACAAAAACTAAAACATCTAAAAAGATATTCACCAGGTACGCACTTTGAGGCTTCTTCAAAAGAAAAACCTACATTCCTACATCATGCCGAACAGTTACACAAAAAAGGTGTGACACATCTACACATGGTGGCTGGATCCGACCGCGTTAAAGAGTACCACGATAAATTGCATCAGTATAACGGTACACACAAAGGTGCTTTGTTTAATTTCAAACATATAAAAGTGCATTCGGCTGGTCATCGCGATCCTGATGCAGAAGGCACCGAGGGCATGTCAGGTAGCAAAATGCGCGAACATGCAAAGAACAAAGATTTCTCATCTTTCCGTCAAGGTGTGCCTTCTCATGTTGCGGACCACCACGCTCGTGAACTAATGCACGATGTTCGTAAAGGTATGGGTCTACATGAGTCCGTAGACCGCGGGCTATTTAAAGCAGTTTTCGTAACTGGTGGTCCAGGTTCAGGTAAAGATATTGTCATTCGTGAGGCTATCGCACACTCCAGAATGGTAGAAATGAATTCGGTGCAGATATTCGAGTATTTGATGGACAAACAGAAATTGGCCACCAAAACAAATGATTTACGCCGAGAAGCAATTCGTAACCGTCAGCCTCTGATTGTTAATGGTCCAGCTGACGATGTTGACCGAATTCTTACAATCAAGGAAGAACTAGAGGAACTCGGATATTCCACGACTATGGTTTTTGTCAATACGACCGACAAAATCAGTAAAGACCGAAATGAAAAGTTAGCCAAGACAATCGTAGAATCTATTAGACACGATAAATGGAAACAATCTCAACAAAATAAAGAAGTTTATTCGCAGAAATTTGATAGGTTTATTTCTTTTGATAATAACTCATCTCTGAGTGATCTTGAAGAGGAAATTACAGATACTTATCAAAAACTAAATATGTTTATTGAAAATAGAAATTTCAATGACGTTGCAATTTCCTGGTTGCAAAACCATGGTAAATTAGATATAAATGAGTCAATTAATTATTTCTTGAAGGAAAATCAAAATGTTCAAAAAACTTCTAAATTTATTCAAGCCGTACGAAAAACCAGCAACAGAAGCGAAAGTCGAGGCCCCACTCTCAGAACCGGTACAGGTGATCCAGCCGCCGGTCCAGGAGACATTACCCCCGACAACAGAGCCGGCGACCCCAATGATGGAGACATCAAGTGGAACGCCCCAAGAAAAAGAGGTAGTTACATCTTCAGAACCTACTCCGAAGCCAGCGGAAGCCCAACCCTCAAAGTCACCCCGCAAACGCAAGAGCCCAAGTTCAACCAAGACAAAGAAAAAGACAAAGTAAAGAAAAAGAGATTTACAGACTCTCCGACTGTTAACCAAAGAATGAGAAATACTGCCGGTGTCGGTCCAGAGTTTGATACCAGACAACAAGGTACTGTATATCCAATGTCTGGTCTTGGTGACGTAACATACCGAGAAGAGAAGAATTTTAGAAGTTTTAGGAACACAATGAAAGAAGCCATCGATGATCCGGGTGCAAATGATATGGGCGTCGGTGGTGTTCTTGGTGGTGCGAGCAACAAAGAGCCGTTGGTAACTCCAATGGACAAATTTGGCCAGTCCGGTATTACTATTAAAAAGAAAAAGAAAAAATGAAAACTTTCAAAGAATTCTTGCACGAATCTAGCCCCGCTTGGCAACGTAAAGCTGGTAAAAATCCAGAAGGCGGTCTGAATCGCAAAGGTATCGCTTCATATCGCCGAGAACATCCAGGTTCAAAACTTTCGATGGCAGTAACAACACCGCCATCTAAACTAAAACCAGGAAGTAAAGCTGCCAATCGCAGAAAGTCTTTCTGTGCAAGAATGGGTGGTATGCCAGGTCCGATGAAGGACGAGAAGGGTAGACCAACTAGAAAAGCATTGTCACTACGCAAATGGAATTGCTAAACGGAGAAAAAAATGATCAATCTAAAACAAAAAGATCCTGTTGCTGACGCAATCAAAGAGATTCTTCGTCAAGAAGAAAAAGACCTATCACCTAAACAGAAAAAGATTGCTAAAATGGCTGGCGATCCAGAAAAGATTGACGCAGCCGATTTAGCAGCTCTTCGCGCTGGTAAGAAACCAGTTAAAGAAGAAAATGTTGAAGAGTCTTCGAATCCATTCAGCCCAGATTATAAGAGCCAGATGCCAACAAAGCCTGGTGAGAAGGCTGGTTTCGATTCCAAGAAAACTTCTACGGGTACTGTATACTCAAGAAAACATAAGCCAGAACCAGAAGAAAAGAAAGAAGACTTTTCTTATTTCAAGGATAAACTGGCCGATGCGTTGATTGAAGAACGTGTAATCGATGAACTGATTAGTGAGGTATTGGGTAAGGATGCATCTGCTGGTGACTGGATTCACGATTTCGTGCATTCAGATAATCCTAAGTTCAAAGGTAAATCCAAAGCAATGCGTAAGAAGATGGCTTTAGCTGCTTATTACGCCAAACAACGCAATGAAGAAGTCGAAATTACAGAAGGCAAGCATCCCGAATCTGACACCGTTCCTTTCGTAACCAATGACAGCAAACCTCTTGCAAATGCAAAAAATGTTGCTGCTAAATCATTAAAGAAAATGAAAAGCGAAATGATGGGAAAAACAGGAACATCTGAATAAGGTAAAAACATGGATCCTAGAGCACAAAAAGTAAAAGCTATTGTGAAAAAGGTTGCTCCCGAATCGAAGTTCGGGACTGATCCTCGTGATCCTTGGTCACCAAAAGCTAATTTAC